ATTTGGGAACTTACTAGGCTCTACACCCAGCGGAAACTTTGATCCAGCGAACAAAACGTCCACAATCTGAGCATATGCCGCAAGTACTTTGGTCTTAGTTACCTTAATAAAGGCTTTAGACTTCTCAGTGTCGGTAAATTGCACTTCATTAGAATAAATACCCCTGTAATTACGATAGGAGTCTAGCCAACGCTCTTCATCTGAAAATCTAGCGTCTTTTGCCCGTCCAAATTGTGAAGTAACAAAAGATACTGCGCCAGAATAGGATATATTTTCTTCTTCTACGTTACCCTCTTCGTCAAGAGCAACGGTCTGATCCGTTTCGTTTGTGTCTTCTGGAGTAGGTTTATCCATTAATGCCATATTTAGTATCCAAATGTTGCGTCTGAGGGTTTCCAGACTTGTTGTGGTACGCCAGAACCCATATCAAATGGGCTAAACGCTTTCGGCCTACTCATTACAGCATATCTTACGCTGTCGTAGGCGTGGTCAGAGGCATAGCGAGGGTCTATATCGTCCGATCCACGGGGATCACTAGGAATTACTGGTAAATCCGCTATTATCTGTCTACAGGTGTTGAAGAATTGTATTCCAGACAGTCCTGTGTCCTCATCTACCTTTAAAACCTCATGGAACCTGTTCTTTCCGGCAACTCTAGCACCGTTTGTACGGTCACTAGGTCTCCATCTACAGCCCATGCTAATCATTTCCTCTGCAATGGAAGGGCCGATCTGCCCCCGATTGTGCCAACAAGAACTGTCCAACACTCCATACTGCATTCTTTCAGAGCCTTCTGCTTCCATAACTGCCTTGGCTAAGTCTCTTCCTGTATGCTTACTGAGGTATAATTCCCTGTAATTAATTAGTGTCCCATAACTAGGGTCTATCGCAAACCAGTGTACCGCACTATAAGAAGAATAGCCGTAGTCACATGATCTAAACCGTATCCAATCAGAAGGTATCTCGTAAGGCTCTATAACGTGAATAGAGGTTCTAAACTCAGAGAATGCCGCACCATCTGCTACTGCCCAATCACCCTCTAATAGCTGTCTCCTCTGCATCTCTGGTAGAGATAATAGGTTAGCTTCATACTGGCCCCCTTCCATTAAGTAGGGGTTGTCTTTTAGACTTGCTGGAATGAACCTTCTGTAGAATAAAGGTTCGCCCTCTTTCTCATGTCCATCAGGATAAACTAAGTCTTCTCCTGTATCTAAGTCCTTAGCCACAAACTTGGTGTTTGCTGGGGCCGGATCAATAAACATCTTTTTAACCCATCCATGTCCACTTCCCCCCGGATTGGTAGTGGCCCTAATGTAGATAGGCAGTGTTGGGTCTGTTGTACGAAGCCTTGAGCGCATATAATTGAACGCGAAGGCTGTGGGGTATTGCGTCAACTCATCGAAGGCTACATAGGAGAACGCTTGACCTTGGTAACGTAAAACGTCTTGATCCCTTTCCAGATACGTAAGCCAAAGCTTCGCACCTGAAGGAAACGTCCACTGAGACTTTTTCTCAGCCCACTTAGCACCCTGAAAGGCTTTAGGATAAAGCTCTTGGCTTTTCCAAATAAGCTCCCTAAGTTCGTCATTAGTTCTCCTCAGTATTAGCCCATTAAAATTAGGATTATTAAAATAGCGCATTGGGTCAGCAAGAAGACCAAATGATTTACCTCCACCAGCCGCGCCCCCATATAGAACTTCTCTTTCAGATGCCGCCAAGAACTCAGTCTGTGGCCCCTCGTTAGGAGCAAAGACTACCTCAGTCTTTTGTTTTTCACTCTCTATAACAGAGAAGTCTAACTTAGCAGTGTCTAGTTCCTGTGCGGGTTGTAGCTCTTCTAAATGCTTCTTGGCTAAGGTTAGCCTTCTTTTGGCATCTGACTGTTTACGTTTGGCTACACTTAATTTCTTATCAGCGGCTGTCTTAGGCTTATTCTTCCGATTGGCCTTAGCCATAGCCTTCAAGCGTTTGGATGGGTTATCGCTGTCCTTACCTCGCCGCGACTTCCATATATGTATTAGTCCTTGGTGACTTATTTTATCACCTGTTTTAGAAGCAAGCCACTCAGCAGTCTTTCTACTAGAGTGACCTTCCTCAAGAAAGTCTAAGGCCTCTTCTACAAGAGTAGCCTTTTCAGTATCAGGAACCAGTACCAGAGGATCATCATCAGACGCCACATAAGCATAAGGCATCTTAGCGGTCTTGTTAGGTCTTGTACGGTTTAACCAAATAGTCAATCTTCGCTTTTCGGTGGTAGTATAAACATTGCACCGCCTGTATTTTTAACTTCTACCTGTTCTTTCTTAATCAGTCCGGTACGGTCTAGTATCTCTCTAGCCGCTGAGACTGTATTTCTAGCACCCATAGCACTGGGATCATTCAGAACATCTACCATGCCCCATGCCGCCATAGGAGCGTTCATAGCGAGTGTCATAGAGGCTTTGTCATTAATCTCATCCTTAAGGGACGATACAACAGATGATATGCTGGTCTCTTTAGCGTACCCAGCGGCATCCATAGCTCTGCGTAAATTACCTCTGCACTCTTCCGACATTAAGGCTTCTAAAAAGACTTTTTGCTTTTCGGTTAATACTTTTTCTGGTTCAGTCATGCCATTGTCCTTAAATATACAAAACAGGAGCCTACCGCCGCCGTCAGAACTATCCACCAAACACGTTCCATAAATCTCAGAGTATGTCCTCTAGAGTGAGTTATTTGATCTAACTGTTGTAATCGTTTCCACATCATTTTTTGCTCATCATCATAATGATCCATACGCTTAAATAATGTAATCATGCGCTCTTCCATACGTGCTAACGTAACTACGGCATTGGATAGTTTGTCCAACTTATCCTCAATTCTAGTCAACCTTTCATCGGTCATGCTTTTTTCTTGGCCTTTTTCTTTTTAGGCCAACCAGCCTTCATATTTGAATATGACTTACTGGAGATTGTCGATTTAGATTTAGGACGGGAAGTACCCGCTTTCTTGCGTTTGTTTATATTCTCTACAAGGGACATATTTTATTACCACTTCTTGCATGACCAGTAACGGGCCGTTAATTTACTTTTAGCCGTGTCGCACTTATGTCTTGCGCGAAATGATCTACGTGCGGCGGGATTATCTCGTCTTATTTCCATATTAGGGTCACCAAACGTAATATACTTTACGGTATCTCCCTCTACTGCCAATACTTCAAACTTCTTTGGCCCACCCCTACGTGGCTTATTGACTCTGGTAAAACCATGACGTTTTTTGCCAGCGGCTATCTTTTCTGCTTTAGTCTTACCAGCCATTGTGTACCCTAGTATTATTATCTATATTGATAGGCCCAATAAATTAAGCCAGCGGATGCACCTATTAAAATTACACCTACGACTACCCACTGTGCTATCTCTATTAGAAAGACTCTCGCCGCTTCTTGTTCTTCAGCTATTTCCCGTTTACGTATGCGTTCTTGTCTTTGAAAATCTACCCAAGCATCATACAATCCGGGTCTTCCGTAGAGCCTCATGTGGGACTCAATTTCTTTTCTAGCCTCTCGTAACTTATCAAGCTCTAAGAACTCTTCAAAGCTGTTAGTGTCCTTACCCATTGCCTTCGCAAAGATAGAACCCTGCTTGCGTTCACCCTGAGCCTTTAGGGTCTCTTCGGCAGTCAGGATTGCTCCCAACTGCTTTCCCATCGAACCTATCTCTCTGCCATGCCCTATTAGCGTCTTTACCTGACCAATAGCGGCATTAGCGGCTGAAACTACAGCCAGTGTCTCTAGAAGCATTTCTCCCCCCCGAAAGAAAACCTTTAATTAAGCTGACTGTCCTACTTCAAAACACTTAGCCCTTGTTAGGGCTTTAATGCGTTCACCTAGGACAATCATCTCTTGAGTAACTGTAATCTGGCATTGCTCTCTGGTATGAAACAAACCACCTGTCCTAGCCATCATACTGCAACTAAATGCATCTGTTGGTATAAAACAGTAGAGAATAACGCCTAAGAACATTACTTCTTCTTTTTAGCCATACCACCATACATCATCTTTGGTTTGGCTTTTTTAGCCGCCATACCGCCGTGCATCATTGCTGGTTTCTTTTTCTTAGGAGGACGGCCTACTTTAGACCCATATGTACCTTTACCCTGTGGCATAGAACTCTCCAATATAAAAAATTCGTTATTCGTCAAAGCTATCATCTAGAAGTTCAGGGACATAAATCTCAGGATTAGGGGGGATATCTACTGAACATTCTTCCGTATGGAAGTATCGACCATAACCCTCAAACTTTTTAGACATGGGGTTCTGTTCTAGTTCTTTTTGAGATATCAATCCCTCTTCCAGAAGTAGTCTTCGTATCTTCTCGAAAGTCAGGGTTTGGCCTGTACGTTCCCGTATCGCCGCCCTTATATAGTATAAGTTCATTAGTATAAGTCCTTTTTAGACCTACCCTTACATTCTACCACTATATAGGGGGTTAGGTCAATACCTTATTGTTTGTTTTTTTACGCACTTAGTAATTGACGGATTGGACATATGATGCTATAATGAAGTGTGCTTCGGGGGGTTATACTATAGTACTAGGCTATTAGCCTTCTACTCAGAGTATACCTTGTCATAAATTTCTCCCCGACTTAGCCCTATATCCTTTAAGCTTTTATCTGACATATTGTGTAGCATCCAGTAATTGGCTCTACGCAGTTGGGCTTCCTGTATGCTTTTTAGTATTCTATAAAACACAGCCATTCTCCTTAGTAAGTGTGTACCTTCATTATACCACTTTGGTACTTGAAGGAGTACATTCACCAAGACATACCCGTTATGTAGATAAGTACTTTATAGCATTCTCCATCATAGCCACATCGTCTTTAAAGCCACCTAATGCTCTATTACACTTGTGACATAGCCAGCCCCTAAAGTGGTTATTAGTATGGCAGTGATCTACCACCCACGGCCCAGCCTTAATACCACCCTCGCCGCTGACCTCTTCAGACGATCTGAAGCAGATAGGACAAGTGTAGTCTACTTCAGGCATTTCTACCTCAGACCTTATCTTATTGCGTATACGGGTCATGTGGTTGTTACACTTACGGCACTCAGTACGAAGGTATGAACCCCCAGAGTGTACTCCATAGGCTTCCAGCGGCTTATTTACACCGCACTT